GGACTGGCGCGAAGGATGCGAGACATGCCTGCGCAGGACAGCACCGAGAAACGGCGTGCATTCCTTCATCGAGCCGCCGAAAATCATCGCTTTCGAGTGCGAATTTCTAATTGAATCAACAACTACAAAATGAAATACATCTCTATTTGCAGCGGCATTGAAGCCGCATCCGTAGCTTGGCACTCACTAGGATGGGAGCCGTTAGCATTCTCCGAAATTGAACCATTTCCTTGCGCCGTGTTAGCCCATCACTGGTCGCAAGTTCCTAACTTGGGCGATATGACAAAATATGAAAACTGGACAACTGACATTAGACCTGACCTCATCGTTGGAGGAACTCCCTGCCAAGCATTCTCAGTCGCGGGACTTCGCAAGGGACTTGCTGACCCTAGAGGCAACCTCACCCTCACATTTCTGGCAATCCTTGCACGCTATCGCCCCCAGTGGGTGGTCTGGGAGAACGTCCCCGGCGTTCTGTCAGAAAACACAGGAGCATTTGGAGCCTTCCTCGGAGGGCTGGGGGAACTCGGGTATGGGTTCGCCTACCGCGTTCTTGACGCTCAATACTTCGGAGTGGCACAAAGACGCAAACGTGTGTTTGTTGTCGCATACCTTGGAGACTGGCGACCTGCCGCAGCGGTATTATTTGAGCGCGAAAGCCTGTCAGGGCATTCTGCGCCGAGCAGAGAAAAGAGGGAAGGAGTTGCCGGAGATGTTGATGGCAGCACTAGTGAGCCGATCTTCCTCGACAGAGCAAGTTTCAACCAAGGAACAAACGCCCAGTTCTCACCAGTCATCCGACAAGACGGAGTGAGTGATGCGCTTATTGTTCGTGGACCTCATGCGGTAGCGGCAAGAATGACCGCATTCGGGGAATACACCTGTGACGAGTCAGCAAGCACCATCAAGCAACGCGATTACAAAGATGCGACTGATTTGGTTGTTACCAGCCAATACGGCGAAGTGGCTGGCAGTCTCACCGCCCGCCACGATTCCAGTCCGTGCGCGGATCGGGGGCAGAATGTTATATGCGCCCCAATCAACACGCAGATGGCGTTACGTGGTGCCAGCACAAGCAACACTACCCGCGAAGGTGTCGGTATCGGCAACATTGGCGATCCAGCATTCACCTTGCAAGCTGCACACTCACATGCAGTGGCGTTTTGCATAGCCGAAAACGTCATCGGCAGACAAGACCACAACGGAGGAAACGGCAAAGGCTTCCAAGAAGAACACGCCTACACCCTCAACACCGTAGCAGCTCCCGCCGTAGCATTCAAATTTGATGCACTATCTTCAAACTCCATGAAGTCATCAAATCCAGAAAGCGGATGCAATGCTGTTGAGGTTAGTCACTGCCTGGACACGACAACGCCAGAACCGAGTAAGAATCAAGGGGGCATCGCCATCGTGCAGCAATATGCTGTTCGCCGGCTAACTCCAACTGAGTGCGAGCGTTTGCAAGGATTCCCAGATGGTCATACCGCGATTCCTTACCGTGGCAAACCTGCCGCAGATGGACCACGTTACAAAGCGTGCGGAAACTCAATGGCGGTCCCAGTCATGCGCTGGATTGGAGAAAGAATAGAGAAAATCAGTGAATTAATGAAAGAAATTTCCCTTGATACATAAAGGCTAGAGAACTATTTTCTCTTTTATTGCAGAAATCGCTTTACAATTTGCAAGGAATCAGTGTATTGTGAGCGCGCCGCAGGGCAATAACCAACTACCACCATGAACGAACACATAGAAAACCTCACCGAAGCCGAAGCAAAGATGCTGCTGCTATTTGCAATGCAGGATTTACGCAAAGCAATTTATAACCCATCACCAGCAAACGACGCAACTACGCTCGGCTGGCTCACGCAGAAGATCGAAACCCTCGCCAAAGAAAACACAGAACAATGAAACTAGACACAACAGACACCATTATACTCACGGTCGGCATCATCGCGATCCTGATCGCAGTCATCAACGCGGCTCTCTGGATGAGAGTTCTCATCCAACTCTACCGCGAGGACACCGGCTTTGAACTACCAGCGACCGACCTCGACGGCTCGGACGCTCAAGGCAGCGCATACGGCGAGAAAGGAGGTGACCAGTGAGTGACACACCACGGACAGACGCAGCCACGCGCATGGCTTTCTCTGGAGAATACATGGTGCCAATTCAGGAATCACAGAAGCTGGAGCGCGATCTTGCCGACATGCGAGAAACGTTTCGCGAGTATATGCAAGCTGAAAACGAATGGCGGGCATCCATCTTTTGCGAAATGCACGAAATCAACGCAGCGCGTGAAAATTTTTTGGCATTGCAGAAAAAAGCAAAGGAGGTGCTGGGGTTATGAGTGAACGCGCACTAGAACTAGCCATCGCGCTGGAGGCTGAGCTGCTGGCGCAATGCGACAAGCTGGAGGCTCTAATCGAGCGTCCAGAGTATTCGAACTTCCCGGTAGACGAGCGCAGCAACATCCAGCGCAAGCAAGCCGAGATCTGTGGTCTGTATTTACAGATGGATTTCATCAAATATCAAATTTCAAGACCATGAACACAGAAACATCTTTATGCCCCCATTGCGGGAATACAGAGACACACCAACCTTACGCTGCAAGCACCCAAACAAGGGAGTGCAATAAGTGCGCAGGAACGTGGGAGGTAAAATTCAAGTCTGATAGGACCGAAGGGCGTAAACCACCCGCAAATTCAGTCCATCTGAAAACACTCTGCACGGGATGCAATAAACCGATGGACTGCTACTGGCCTCCAACAACAACGTGGGGTGGAGAGCCATGCACTGCTGCTGAATACATGGCGAAGGCGCTGCAATCGGAAAATCATGGCATCTATTGCGATGACTGCCTAGAGAAGATGACAGACGTAAAAATGGAGGACTTGCGCCATGAGTAAGTTTAGCAGCCCGAAAATCTGCCAGCATTGCGGATACTACGCTCAAGTGCGCCGCCGCACGGTCAATCAAGGCTGGCAAGTCGCAGAGTGGGGTGAGTGTCGAAAAACCGATCTCGCGAAAACTGGCGTAATGACGCCTGAAAACGAAACCTGTGCCGACTTCACGCCAGACCCTCGACGTTGGCCGTTGGCGGGTATTGTCCACATTTGGGATGAACCAACCGACCATATAGTTGAGGTCAACAAAAAGGTTTCTGATCCGAACGCCGATGTGGAGGTATCCCCACCACTAACCACCCAAAAATCATGAACACACCAGAACAACTATCGGACTCCCTGCTTGCAGCCTGTAAAGCAGCGGGGATTGAGGAGCCAAGGTATATCGCGCAGAATGCAAACGGTAAGGTGATTCACCACGATAATCAGCCATCGAGGAAAGGGTGGGATAGCATTTGGGGAGGTGGAGGGATACCTAAGCGGTTAAACCACTCCCCCTACGCCAACGACTGGAAAGAGAGCTTGATGGAGTGGGTTGATCATATTGCTGACACCAGCAAAATGATCGACATGCAAGATGCGATTGCTGATGCGTATCGCAAGCACGTTGGGCGTTGCGGATTGCAAACCTACGCTCAGACCTACCGCCACGGTTGGCAAGATGCGCTCGCATGGAAAGGAGGCGAGAAGCCATGACTGACCAACAAATCAACATCGCTATTGCGGAGTCGCTGGGATGGCACTCAAAAAGCGGCGCAAACGGAGGCGTTAAATGGGTCGATAAAGACGGAATCGGCAGAAATGGCGGAGGCTTATATGGCTACGGATACAACGACGAATTAAAGTTAAGTCATCTACCCGACTACACCTCCGAACTGAACGTTTGCCATGAGTTTGAATTAGAAGTTATATACTCGAACGACAGACTACCTAAAAAATACACGCAGCAAATTAAATCCGCAATTTGCAGAGAGGTTGGAGTGAAAAAGGCTCAGATGGATTTCGATTTGTGCATCACAGCAACCGCTCGCCAACGCTGCGAGGCTTACTTAAAAACAATCGGAAAATGGATCGAATGAAAAACAAACAAAAGCAAGCGCAAGCCTCGCACCTTTTCCGCAAGCGCAGGAGCCTATGGTGGGTATTGCTAGCCAATCGCAATCCCGCATGGGAAAGAGCCTACGAAGTATCGTGGGAGGGGATGAGAAAACGGCACAAACAACAAATGAAAAATCAATAATAAATATGAACGAACTAAACGAAAAAATACTACAATGGGCGGATGACAAGGGCATCTTGCGAAACGGAACACCAGAGGGGCAGCTTGCCAAAACGCTTGAAGAGCTAATAGAAACGGCTCAGGCTGTGGCTTTGTATGCTATTGTCGGTGAAAGTTACTATTTCGACGACGAAGACGCAAACGATCGTTTAGAGCACGTCAAAGACGGCATCGGGGATGTTTATGTTACGCTGGTGATACATGCAAAAATGAATAACTTCGAGAATATTGGAATTGCCAGCATTGATGAGTTGTCGAACAAAGAAGCGTTTGAGCAAATAGGAAAATGCGTCATTGATTTAATGAGCTTCCGCCACGCTGATACATACGCTTACGCAAATGCTTGCTTGGATCAGTTGTCAATGAGTCACCGTCTAAAGCTTAACGAGTGCGTAGAGCATAGCTACAACGTAATCAGCAAGCGCAACGGGACGATGATCAACGGCGTTTTCGTGAAAGACTAATCACCAAAAAACCATGAAAATCTCAGACATTATCGAAATCGTCAGCGCCGAAATGGGCGTCGATCCTGACCTCGTCACAACAAAGACAAGACTTCAGGAAGCAGCAGACGCCAGAGCAGTCGTGCAGGCTGTCATGCGTGACCGAGGCTGGACATTCGCTCGGATCGGACTAGTTTTCTCCGCCGGTCATGACACCGTCTGGTCGAACTGCAAGAAGATCGAGAAAGCCAGAGCGATGATCAGCGCTTATGACGCCGTGCAAGCGGCAATCAAAAATCTCCCCATCGAGTGATGGACGGGAACAATGCCTCTGCTCCCGCATGTTCAGGCGCGAGGAGCAGGGGCGAACTCGATCCGATTTCACGCTTGCCAACCGCTTCGTTTTCTGTATGTTGCTTGCGTGACCACTACCACGGTTCATTGCATCGTCAGCAAACTCTACAGCCTCGGCATCGGCATGGGCGAAGCTCGGATCTTCGTCATCGCTGACGGTCGAACCATGCGTGAGATCGCCAACCATGCCAAGGTCGGTCTAGTCTTTGTGAATAACAAGCTCTGGAGCCTCACGCAAAAGGGCTTAATCACAAAGCAAACTGGCAGACCGTCAACCTACCACCTCACGCCGGTGGGCAAGCGAGCAATCGCCGAACTCAACAGCTCCACGAAATGAACGCATTCCTTCAAGCAATCGAAAACCTATCACGGCGCAAAGTGACGCCCTCGTGGTTTCGTTGGCGTGAGTGGTCAGCGATGGCGCCGGCAATCCGCAATCGTTCGTTTTTCAGCGCCACAGTGACCTCAGCGCGCGTTCTCAACAAGATGCGGAACATGTTGCTGGACTGGCAAGCAGACGCCACAGAGGAGATCGTGGACGTAAATACGGGGGAGATCGTGACAGCCTACAAGGAGACGGGACTTGCCAAGTTCCGCGAGCGTTCCGCGGAGTTTCTGATTCAGGAAGGACTGGCGACGCCCGCCGACTACAAGGACACCAAGATCACCAACGTCATTTCAAACGCTCGCTTACAACTGATCTACAACACCAACCTAGAGCAAGCGTCAACCTTCGCGCAATGGCAAGGCAGAATGAGAAACGAGGACTGGCTCAATCTCAATCCCGCGGCACGCTTTGTCCGGCGCCCGGGAGCGCGCATCAAGCGGCAGCGACATGTTGAGGCTGAAGGAGACGTGAGACGCTGGGACGACTTCGCCTATTGGCAATTTCAGAACGCAGCAGACATCGGTGGCTTCGACGTGCCATGGGGTCCATTCGGCTTTAACTCATACATGATCCAAGAGCCGGTCAAACGTGCCGAAGCCGAGCGCCGCGGTCTGGTTCGAAAAGGCGAGCGAGTCAAAGCTCCGAACGTCGCTCAATTTGGAGTTGACCTCGGAAAGCAATTCAACGCTGGCGTCGATGCAAGCATTGATGACCTCACGCCCGAACTGGCAAACGAGGCGCGACAGGCGATCACTGACAGACTCGGACCGCAGGCAATCGGCAGAGACGGCAAACCAACACTCGATGCGCTGAGACAGGCGCTGAGGATGTGATAACCAAGATTTTACTAAGCCATGAAAACACGTCAAGCTCAAAAAAACGAACCCTCGCAAGATCAATGGAAGAAAGTTCGCGGTCGTCCAACTTTGGCGAACGATGAGCGAAAAAACAAGATCCTCGACGGCATATCAAAAGGCACGCCATTGACTGTCATCTGTCGCGATCTTGGCATTTGTGATGACACCGTAAGAGATTGGATGAAAGTTGACGAGGATTTTTCTCGTGACATCGCGCGCGCAAGACAACTTGGATTTGATGCGATTGCTTTTGAGGCGTTGCAGATTGCAGACACTCCGATGATCGGCACTGAGGAGGCAACAAAGGAATGGGGCGTTGAAGTCAAACGCTCCGATATGCTAGGTCATCGCAAGTTGCAAGTCGAAACCCGCTTAAAGCTATTAGCCAAGTGGGACCCGAAACGTTACGGCGACATGGTTCGCCAAGAAATCAGCGGACCAGACGGTGCTCCGATTACTCAAGCGACTGTTTCACTCTCACCTGAGCAGGAAGGAAGTCTCAAGGATCTTGTCGAACTAGCGAGAGGCAAAGCGAAAAAATGACCCCGACAGAATTCTGCGTCCGAGTTCTCGGCATCGTGCCATACCTCTGGCAGTGCGAAGCCATGGAGTCGGTCGCGATGGAACAACCCACAAGCGTGGTCGCAGCGAACGGCAGCGGAAAGACGGCGCGACTGGTGGCACCGCTCGTGCTGTGGTTCCTGCATGAGTTCCCGCGCGGTCAGTGCATCTTCACATCAGGATCGTGGATGCAGATCGAGAAGCAGCTCTGGGGCGCGGTCAAGGTCTATCAGCATCGATTCCCACACTGGCGCTTCATGTCGGAGGAATTGCGCACGCCCGAGGGCGGCTACGCGTTCGGATTCAGCACCGACAACCCGGGGAGAGCGGAAGGTCATCACCCGAAGATCGGAGGAGACGTGGATCCAGTATTCCTCATCATTGACGAAGCAAAGACGGTGCCAGACTCGATATTCGAAGCATTCGACCGATGCACGCGGAAAATGGAACTTTGGGTTTCATCACCTGGAGCGCCGCGGGGTCAGTTCTACGATTCATTCCATAAAAATTCATCGCTCTACAAGACGATTCGCGTGCCATCGACCGATTGCGCACACATCAGCGCGGAGAAGCGCGAACTCGATCGCCTGAAATATGGCGAATCACACCCGCTCTACCGCTCAAAGCATCTCGCCGAGTTCACAGAGGACTTCGACCGCTTGGTTCTCGCTCCTGATCTGCTACGCAATGCACTGGACGCACAGCCGAAACCGAACGCTCACGGTGAGATTGTAGCATTCTGTGACTTCGCAGCGGGACGTGACGAAAACGTTCTGGCAATTCGGCGCGGGAATCATGCACGCATCGTCCGAGCATGGCAGGAACGGGACACAGTGCAGGCGGCGAGGGAATTCATACAGATGTTTCAAACAGAAGGACTCACCGCCGGTCAGATTTGGGGAGACGCTGACGGACTCGGCACCGGCTTCTGCGACCAGTTCGCTGAGATGGGCTGGCACATCAATCGGTTCCATGGAGGCAAGCCACCGAGCGAGAAAGACGAATATGCGAACCTCATCGCACAGGTCTGGCACGTTGCCAGTCGCGAGATCGAGCGTGGACGAATTCATGTCGGAGAACTCGACCCGACCACCTTCTCGCAGATCACCACGCGGAAAAGCGAATGGAATGAAACAGGCAAGCTGCGCGTCGAATCAAAGGAAAAGATGGCAGCCAAAAGCATGAAGTCACCAGACCGAGCCGACGCATTGCTTGCTTGCATCGCACTTGGTAGCAGGATCACCGGAGCCATGACAGGCGCGGCATCGGTTACCACATCGCGGAACACTTTCGCCAGCCGAACGGTCCGAGGTTTTAACGCTCTGTGATTTTACGCTTGCCATGGGCTGCATTGCGTGCTATTGCGATGCTCACCATGACCGCAGACGAAAGAAAAGGCATCGTTGCTCCATTGCCAGCGTCCTATCGCACGCAAGACTATGACCTTGCCAACGTGACACCAGAGCAAGTGCGCAGCATTCTACGCAACGTGCGCACCGGCAAGCTGGAGGATCAAGATCGACTTTTCCGCATGATGGTCGATTCTTGGTCGCGTCTGCGCAAGTGCATCAACGAGATCGCCGGTAACGTCACGTCATTACAAATCGAGATCAAGCCAGGTATTCGCGAAGGCGCTGAGGAGCCAACACCGCAGGCATTGCAAATCTACGAGACAGTCGAACGAGCGCTTGAATCGTATGCACCACGTCCGAGCCATTGGGAACTCGATACGAAGGGCATGATGCGTGCGCTGATCGACGCCTACGCCAAGGGAATCAGCGTGGTGGAGATCATCTGGCACACCGAGAACGGCATCGTCTCACCGCGGTGCTACGCTCCAGTTCCTGCGAAATATCTCGCCTATCCATCGGCATCGAATGAGATCGACCGCCTCATGATGGCACCGAACGGCGTCAACTACGACACGCTGATCGACTTTCCACCCGACAAGTTCTTGATCGCCATCTGGCAGCAAGGCGGCTGTCATCCAATCCACTCGGCGAACCTTCGCGCTCTCACGAAGTTCTGGCTCGGTGCAATCTACGGGCTGGGCTGGTTCATGCAATACGCGCAGTTGTATTCGATCCCGTGGCGACATGCGGAAACCGACGGCAGCGATGAGGCAATGATGAAGGCGCAGGAGATGCTCGAAAACATCGGCACCAGCGGCTACGCGGTCACAGGACCGGGCGTCAAGTTCTCAATCATGGACGGCATCAAAGGTGGTGAATCGTTGCCACAGGTGGCGCTCATGAATGAGTCAGACAAAGCTTGCGATATCCTCATGCTCGGACAAACTCTCACCACAGACGTGGGCGACAGCGGAAGCCGAGCGCTTGGCGACGTGCATGCAACGGTCCGCGGCGACATTCTACAAGCGGTCGCGACATGGATCGGGCAGGTAGTCACGACACAGTTGATTCCATCAATCGTTCGTATGAATTACGGCGCAGGCATTGCCAGCGAGGACATGCCCTATGCTGAAATCGTGATTCCGAAGCCGAAAGATGAGAAGGCAATCGCCGAGCGCATCAAGATCGTGACCAAGGACATCGGACTGCCAGTCTCGAACAAATGGATCTACAACGAACTCGGAGTCGAAGAACCTCAAGAGGGCGAGGCATTATTTGGCGAGGTCGAAGATCCGCTTCCATTGCTGCCAGAGATCACCGAGGCGGCTCGTGCTGACATCGATTTCAGACC